CATTATTGACGACAAATTGGACGGTGCCACCAATGGCATCCATCATTCCACCGAAGATAAACCCAGCGAAGTCTCCGAGAATCTTAGCAGCATCCATTAGGACTTTGCCAAGTTGACCTATCATATTAAATATCAATCCAAGAGGCTCAGCGAGCTGCTGGAAGAGAGGTCCGATGGTCATCTTGACCACCTCAAACATCATCTTAAATGCTTTACCAATAGGTCCGAAGATAGGTTCCATGATTGGACCTAACTCTTTACCTACCCACTCACCTAAGAAACTACCGATCGCATTGCCAACGATAGGTGCAAAGGGTCCTAGGAAGGGTCCCAGGAGTGCTGTGCCAGCGATACCGCCAACTAGACCACCAACACCCTGACCGACGCCAGCACCAATAGCAGAGGATGCCTTCTCACCACTCGCAAGACCTGATGCGATCCTTCCAGCGCCTCCTACGACGCTCATACCGACGTTTAACTTACCGCCTAGCTTACCAAATGCTTTGTTAGCACCAGCACCAAATCTCTTGCGTGCTGCAGATGCTTTACCTTTGAATTTAGAGAAACGACTTTCTTTGCCAAATCTATCCTCAAATGCTTTACCAGCACCAGGATTCTTACGTTCTGCCCTTCTGGCAGACTTCTTCATCGCTTCGTATTCTTCTTTGGAGTAGATAACTCCAGTCTTCTTATCTCTAAACCCGCTCTTTCTTACCTTCTGGTTAGCATCCTGCTCTGCAGACTGCTGGTTGGACATGTTGAAGATCATTCTCAGACGATTAACGTCCTTCATCAACTTCCAAGGCATGATCAGATACTGTGCTGTCCTAAGCGCAGCAAGACCACCCATCAGTTGCACGACTCCGAGTATGCCTCGGAATGCACGTCTGATCGGACCTTCTTCCTTAAAATTACCAATTAAATTAGTCAGTCCATCAAGGAGCAGACCAACCCCAAATTTAGTAACTTTGAATGCAAACTTACCTATGGTGAATAGTATTTTGAATACCTTTACGGCACTCTCAGCATTCTTGGGGTTACTTAACCAGTTTAATGCTCCAAATATAATCATATATTTGAAGACTTTGAATAGACCATTGAAAAGTCCACCAAGCATATTTAACTTGGGTTTCTGCTTCTCAATTGCCTTCCTGCCTTCCTCTTTGCCTTCTTCTACGCCCTTCTCTGCTTCGTCTTCTAATTTACCACGCTTCTTTTTTCGGAAAGTTCTTCGGAAATCCCGCATGGATGTAGTCCACTTGGTCTTATCCTTCTTATCTTTCCTCTTAATCGTCGTGACTTCTGTCTTGGAAGTGTCTGTAAGATACTCTTTCTCAAACTTTAGAAGCTCAGTAGTGTCATAAAAACTCTTGGCAATGCCATCCGTCACGCTCCCCATGCGATTGATGCCCTTACGCACCTGATCCATGTTTTGAGCGATACCTGACTTACCAGTTATCGGTTGAATTTTTATGAAACTGCGGATTGCTGCCATTAGAGGGACATGCGTGACTGATCTTGGTTTTGTCTTCTTTCTTCCTCAGCAATGTGTGCGAGGAGAAGATTCACATATACATCACGTTCCCACGGTATCATATTCTCTAATTCTGTTAGCGAATACTTGTGGTGCTGCATCAAGGCAAAGTTTGTCTTATAGTAGTTTTCAAGACTATCGTGCAGTAGGGCTATGCGAAAAAACTCGCGAGTCCTTCAAGCACAACATCGGATACGACTTTAGTGTTGGGGTTAACAACTTCAAGTGTGTATGACAGTTTGGGCATAGTCTCAAAGAATTTCTGGACTTTAGCAAACTGCTCGGAATTCAAGTCTTCCAAGAATTCAAGTGCTTCTTTCTTAGTGAAGTTGTCATAGACTTCTTCCTTATCGTAAACACTTTCAATACACCCTGCTGCCAACTCAAAGATATCCTCGATATTAGGATCCTCCGACATATTTTGACTGATGAATACATCAATCGACGGATATTTCATAACAATACCTACATTATCATCGAGAAGCATTTTCTTCTCATGTTCTGCAGGAATAACCACCTCAACTTGATTTAGAGGGACCATCACTTCTACTTGGGTCTCATTATCATCAGGGCAGGTGATTTTGAATTCACTTGCTTCACCAACAGCAGTAGCACGAATGCGAAGGAAGATATATTCGATCTCGAATGTTGCGAGATCTTCAACCTTACCTTTCAGGTTGGTGCAGTTTCTGATGATGGTCTTAACTGCCTTGATCATCTGCTTGTCGTCTTGCGACTCCATAGCGAGATACAGCAGTTTTTCCTCCTTAACGAGGAAAGGTCTATATGTGATTTTAGTGCCAGTAATAGGCAGTGTCAAATCATACTCGGGGATAGCGAGCTTAGGTAAAGGCATAATGCTCCATAACTATTAAATTTATTTAGGTGCCAAAGAACGATGAATCTATCTGATCGTTGGAGAATCCTAAGCGACTGAATACTTTATCAAAATCGCGAATGACTTTATCATTGGCACTAGCTTTGAATGACAGCACATCCTCTGCAGTTGTGTCAAATCTAAATCTCTCGTATTTGAAGTCAACATCAATCTTCAGCAGATCTGCTGGTCCATTATTAAGAGTCATTGCTGAGATGTCAAATGGATATGCACCATACATCTGCCAGACTGCAGTGGATCTATTCATCCTCTGCTCAAATTTAACTGGTTTTCCAGCACCATTATTAGATCTACCTTTATATACAACGTTAGCACCATTCTCCCATTTCAGGATCTGAATGCTTGATGTATACTCATCATAGAATGATACTCTATTTTCAGCGTCATTAGCAGTCATATTCATCCAATTCTCAAAGAATTGGCGATGATACATGTCCTTTGTCATAATAAAGGACATTCGGACTTCTTGCTTCTGCTGACCATATGCATAGTCATATGGCATACCAACAGTCTTGATTGATTGTGTCTTAATCCTTCTAGCAGGGATAGTTACACTGTCAGCAAAATAGTTGATAGATTCGTAATGCTCTTTGAAATCGGGTTGTGTTCCAGTAGCATACATCATTACGGGGAGAGTAATCTCCACCGAGAATAGATTCGACTTTGCAATATCTTTCTCGCCACTTGCGACTAGATCAGCAAATCGGAGAAAACTATTGGGATTTCTGTAACTCATTAAACTCGACTCCAGATGTGACTGCTAGGGACTTCGATCCAGCGACCTGCTGCATTAAATAAGAATTGCTCGATAGGCAATGGAGTCATATCCTGCAGATCAATCGGTTTAACAGTGTAAATGTTGGTAGCATTTGACATAAAGTATTTATGATAGCAACGGGCAGGAAATGCGGGACTGCCCATAGACCACTGTGCAGCGATTGTCCTTCTTGCTGATGGTTGTAGATAATGTAAGTTACCACCTGAGAATTGCATGTTACGTTTATCCAGATCGGATATTTGCACCATGGGGAATCTGTCATAAAATGACAATTTCTCAGTTGATGCAGAATATGCAAAGAAGATGATGTCACCAACTGCAAAGGTGCCCTCATAGGGTTCCATACCATATTGCAGTTGAGAGCGATACCACTCTTTAGATTGTGACTTGCCTTCTGCAAGATCCTTAACATCAGTGAAGATGCTCATACGTTTAACTCTTTTTCTGTGAGAATTAGGAATTCCATACGACGATCCTTACAGTATTCTCTTGCTGCCTTCCATTTTGCTTGGTTGACACCGTAAGTTTTCACTTCAGTTATATATCTTTTAGTCTGCCTTTTCGGTCTCTTCGGGGGCGCACACTGGACTTTCGGTTTAACTTCGATAATGAATTTCTGAGTCCCTCCGTTTCTAGTTCGTGCTCTGACGTAGAAGTCGGGAAAATAGCGGTGAATCCGACCATCAACAGGACTGATGTATGGAATAACGATCTCTTCACTTCCCCACTCTATTACATTTACATTTTTGTCGCACCAGACCATAAACTTTCTTTCCCACAAACTCCTATAAATAATATTAGTGGGATCACCCTTATACTTATGTCTATTTGATGGTCTGTATTTGCCAGAATAACTCATGCCGAAGTCAAATTTGTTAGTATTCCCTAGGGTCAAACCTATGGGCACATCAAGTAGTAGCAGAGCGTCTGTAAGAGACAAAGCCTCGTATCCTACAGAAGTTGTAGACTACCTTAAGTTAAATATTTATAAACACAAAAAGAGATCTCAAGGATCTGATAAAGGTAGTGGTGAAGGATATAAGCAACTTTACTTATACCTCCCTCCTGGTTTGAATGAGAGGTATTCTGCTAAGTATGAAGGTAAGAACCTTGGTGCAGTTGGTAATGCCGTAATCGGTGCTGCATCTGACATAGTTGGCGAGGGTGGATCTCTTGATAATATCGGTGACAATGTTTCAGCGGCAGCAAAAGCAGCAAAACCTGCTCTAGGATTTAAGCTTGGTGCTACCGCAATCAACACGGTGGTGGGTGAAGTGTCACCTTATGGATTCAACATTGATTCTAACGATCTTTCCCAACTAACGCAAGGTAAAGTATTCAACCCTTATGAAGAGATGCTCTTCAAAGGTGTCGGATTTATCTCTCATAGTTTTAAGTTTAGTTTCGTGCCTAAGAGTGCTGCAGATGTGCAGACGATCTATGAGATCATTAGTTGTCTTAGACAATCTATGCACCCAGCGAAAGAAGGAAACGACTGGTTGCTCATCCCTGACAAGTTCAGGGCAGAGATTGTTAGGTATGAATCAAGTGGTGACGATGAAAAACTAGGTAAAGGAAGAAAGTCAGGTGGGTATATGAATGCCCTACTACGCTTTCCTCACAAAATGGTGTTACAG